AAATAGAAAGGAAACATGGCATATTTACAAAGTAATATTCCACATTTTAAATGTTGGGTACGTAGAGAATATACTCACAACCATGAAAAATATCATGGTGAATTTTTACACGCAATGGCAGTGGCGGTCACAACAATGCCTTGTAGATCTTTGAGTTTTCAAGTCATTTTCACTGGTTTAGAGGAGGGGTCAGAGGAAAATGTACATGGTGGTGCCATGTGGGCACGTATGCCCATAACTGCCTTGGTAGGTGATTTTGATTTTGAAGGTTGGCCTGAGCCAATGCCTACTTACTTAGCACAACCTTGGGACTGTGCTTCGCATCATCATGCGGTATACCAAATAAATAGGGCACAACCTTGTCCTTGGATTGCTAAGATTGGTAGTGATTTTTTTCCGGCTAAATACCTATTTACGGTGGACTACACAGAAAGCGAAATAGCTGATGATCCTGCTCAACATAAACAAAGTCATGTGTTGCAACTATTAGAGGCTAATGAGTTCACAGGCAATATAGTCGCTTTACCAAATAATAGAGTTAGAGTTACACATCCTGCTTGGTGGGTTACAGGAGAGGGTCCTCCTGATTTTAAACCCTCTCATCACATACATTATTCCAAATCAGATTTAGACTACACCTTAGACGTAAATCAAATTTTTGATAATATGTACGCAGAGCCAGAAGAAGAGGAAAAATAATGGCGGTATCAAATAGTAAAGATTTTGAACTAGATGTAGCTGAATATATTGAGGAAGCTTTTGAGCGTTGTGGACTTGAGGTTCGCACTGGTTATGATCTTAAAACGGCAAGACGTTCACTTAATTTAATGTTAGCAGAATGGGCTAATAGGGGCTTAAATCAATGGACTATAAAGCAAAGAACATTGTCTTTAGTAAAATCTGACGGTCAATATGATCTTGGAACGGATGTAATTGATGTTTTGTCTGTTGTTGTTAGAAGAGACGATACTGATTTTTCTGTAGAAAGAATAAGCAGGGACACTTATTTATCTATACCTAATAAGACAACTGAGGGTAGGACTAATCAATTTTTTTTAGATAGACAAATTACACCTAATTTAAAAATATGGCCTGTACCAGAAAATAGTACAGATGTAATACATTACGATGCTTTAACTAGAATAGATGATGCCGACACTCAAGTTAATACTTTAGATGTTCCTTTTAGATTTTATCCCTGTTTAGCTGCAGGATTAGCTTATTATATATCCATGAAAAAAGCACCAGAAAGAATACAATTACTTAAAGCAGCTTATGAAGAAGAATTTCAAAGAGCTATGACTGAGGATAGAGATAGAGCATCATTTAATGTTGTACCACAATTTGAATATTTTAGGACGACATAATGAGTAAATATGCAAGTGGAAAAAGGTCATACGGTATTTCTGACAGATCTGGTTTTAGATATAGGTATAAAGATTTAAGGAAAGAATGGAACGGTGCTGTGGTAGGACCAGATGAGTTTGAGACTAAGCACCCACAGTTATTTCCAGTTCGTAAAGTGTTTGACGCACAAGCATTAAGAGATGCTAGACCAGAACCTATAGATACAGTAACCACCTTTGAAGTTAAAACAACAAATGGTATAATAAGTTTAGGTAATGGAAATTTTTCCACAGCAGGAAAAGCAGAATTACCTTCAAAAATTGAGTTAACAGATGCACTTGTGTCTGCAGTGGGATCAGTAACGGTGACAACATGAGTTTTACGCTTACAACATTGAGAACTGCTTTAAAGCAATATACCGAAAATACTGAAACAAGCTTTGTTAATAACATTGACTTGTTTATACGTTTGGCAGAAGAAAGAATATTAAAAAATGTTCAACTAAATGTTTTTGAAAAAAATGTGTCAGGCACTATGACTTCAAGTAATCAATATTTAGCTTGTCCTAGTGACTTTTTAGCTCCTAATTCTTTAACCATAACAAATAGTAGTGAATATTCTTATTTGCAATTTAAGGAAAAAGAGTTTGTGCAAACTTTTACACCAAATTCTGCTACAACTGGTGTTCCAAGGTATTATGCTCAATTTGATGTAGATAATTTTATAATAGCACCTACGCCTAATAGTGGATACACCGTGGATTTAAGTTACTTTTATAGACCTGCAAGTTTGTCTGAAAGCACTATTACTTTTACGGTAAGTAGTAGTTCATCTTTTAGTGTTGGTGAGACAATAACGGGTGGTACATCAGGATCAACAACAACTATTACAGCTTTACCGTCAAGCACTACTATTACAGTTATTGTTCCTATGGATAGTTTTACAGCAACAGAAACAATAACGGGTGGCACTTCTGGTGCTTCTACTACATTATCTTCGTTTACTTCAGATTCAACAGAATCATGGTTAAGCACTAACGCTGAAATAGCATTACTTTACGGATCTTTGATTGAATGTTATATTTATATGAAAGGCGACCCTGATATAATGAATGTCTATAATACTAGATTTGCAGAATCTATCGGTAGACTTAAAAACTTAGGAGAAGCTAGAGAAGTAACCGATGAATATACTATGGGGCCAATTAGAAAGGCAAAAACATAATGTTTACTGAATCTTTAACAATGGGTAACAATTTTTCAGTTGAAATACAAACAACTGATAATAGAGGACAAACTCCAGAAGAGGTAGCAGAAAGATGTGTTAATAAAATAATAGGGGTTTCTAATAATGCACACCCAGCTATCAGAGAGCAAGCTATTGCTTTTCGTAAAGAAATGGAAAAAGTAGTTGCAATTTATATGAGACAAGCTATCAAAAGTGACAGAACAACCGTATATAATGCAATTAAAGATTCAGGAAACCCTAAACTAGCAGAATATATAAGGAGAATGTGATGGCTTTTACGGGAAATTTTTTATGCACTTCTTTTAAAACAGAACTTTTAAAAGGTGTTCATAATTTTACAGCAACTACAGGAAATACTTTTAATATTGCTTTGTATGATAACAATGCTTCTTTTACAGCATCAACAACAGCTTACACCACAAGTAATGAAATTAGTGGTACCAATTACTCAGCTAAGGGTCAGGCACTTAACCCAGTCACCCCTACATCAAGTGGCACAACGGCCTTAGTTGATTTTGCAGATGAGGTTTTTAGTAATGTTACAATAAGTTCTGTAAGAGGTGCTTTAATATTTAATGACACTGCAACAGGAGATCCCTCCGTTGCTGTATTAGATTTTGGTGCAGATAAAGCAGCCAGTAGTGGAGATTTTACTATTGTGTTTCCAACTGCAGATGCAAGTAATGCGATTATAAGGATTGCTTAATGGCGACAGTTGTTGCGTTTAAAGGATGGAATAGCTCTCTAACTGCTTGGAATACAGGCACTTGGAATGGCGAGGGCGTTTTTCCTAGTGCAACAGCCTCTGTTGGTGCGACCACTGTAACAGGTGATGCTAACGTGTCTGTTACGGGAGTTGCAGGCACATCTGCTGTAGGAACAATATCTATTACGGGTGATGCTAATGTGTCCGTTAGTGGTATTGGGAGTACTTCTGCTATTGGTTCGTCTACGGTCACGGGTGATGCAAATATATCACCTACAGGTGTAGCAGGTACAACTGCTTTAGGTAATGTCTTTGAAACGCAGACAGGGGTGGCAGGAACGTCTGCGGTTGGGTCTGTAACCATAACGGGAGCAGCCAATATATCTGTTACGGGCGTGGCGGGTACAACTGCGGTTGGTAATACTTTTGAAACTTTAAATGGCGTAGAGGCTACAGGTGCAGTCGGTACGGTTACTATTACAGGAATTGCAAATGTATCGGTTACAGGTGTTGTAGGCACAACAGCTATAGGGAGGGTTACAGAAACTATTTTACCAACTTGGGGTGAGATTATACCTGATCAAAATGCTAGTTATAGCACGGTCACGCCAAGTCAAACACCGAGTTACAGTACAATAACCCCAAGTCAAGATCCGTCTTGGCTTGACAAAGCAGCATGAGGTAAGCAATGGCAAGTGTATATACCAATGATTTAAGATTAGAAGAGATTGGTTCTGGTGAGCAGTCAGGAACGTGGGGTGATACCACGAATACCAATCTTGAGTTAATAGCAGAGGCTTTTAGTTTTGGAACAGAAGCAATTACAACCAATGCAGATACGCATACAACTACGATAGCGGATGGTGCAACAGACCCCGGTCGTTCTATCTATTTAAAATATACAGGTACATTAGATTCTGCTTGTACTATTACATTAGGACCAAACACTGTAAGTAAAGTCTGGTTTATTGAAAATGCTACCTCTGGGTCACAAAATATTATTATAAGT